GAACTGCCATCATCCCGTTTGGACCGGGCTTTATTGCTATTGGGATAGCGGGCATTTGACTTGGGCGAACAATTCTTTGTGGATCAACCGATGGCATGGCTCCACCCGGCATCGAGGGCGACTGCATCGGTGGTTTTGCAACAATTACAATTCTTTCTGGCGCCCCAAACATGTAGTTTCCATGATCGCCTCTTGAGAATCGACACTTGTAGCTGTCGGTTTCGCCATTCTCTCCTTCTTTTTCAAAAGAAATCATGCCGTCTTCTTCGTCAACTTCAGTGACAGATACTCTGCTCAGCATTAGTTTTTGTAATTCTTTTTCAATCATTGTCATCATGGACGGAGCTGGACGCTCACCCATCGGCATGGGCATTTGCTCCATTACAGCAGAACCAGGCATGCCACCTTTTACAGAGATTGTTCCAGTTAATTGATTTGCGCCGTGTAGCACCGGTGATACTTCATAAAGCTCGAGCTCATATATCATATTTGCTTGTGATTTTTGATCGAACTGCGCTCTTAGGGTTTTGTACCCAATTGACCATTCCTGCTCTTCGCCGAAGAATGCTACGTTAGCGAAAGCTTCTCTACCTTTTTCTGAGCCTAGGTTGAATTGAACACGGGCAAAAAGACCACCAATGCCGGCCATTTTCATTTTTAGTGGAAGTCGTGGGTCGGTGGATGGAACTTCGTAAATCTCTAAAACCTTACCGATTGGGTCGTTCCAGTTGTGGCCCCAAACAACCCGTGGCTTACGGCGCATTAAGCTTTTGGTGAAAGCTCCACTGTGGACGATGTCTCCTACGGAGTCTTTGTTGCCAATACCGGATACGAAACATTCAACAATTCCTTGAGCTTCGTCAAGATTCATAACACCGGGTCTTCCGTTTATCACGGAGGACATTGAGCCAGCTTTGTATTCAAAAGAATCTGTTGTCATTTTTCGCCTTTTCTCACCTAAAGCGATAATAGTTCAGTTCGACAATCTGTAACGGCAGCTATTAATTATTTTTAATGAAACAATATAAAGAAACTATATTGTTTGAGCAAAAATCCAGGCAGCTCTTGCTTCTGACTCCGCTATTTCGAATTGGTCACGTGCAAGAAGGTTTGCGTACATCTCTCCTATGCCCTGTCTAAAGGCGCGAAGTCGTTCTTCTTCTCCAGCGTGATCGAAGGATTTGATCATTAATCCGTGGATTTCAGAGAAAATGTCGTTATTCATGTTTTTTATTCTCGAAAGGTGAGCTTCAATTGTTTTCACAACATCTATGACTGGCATTGATTTTATTCTTATGCCTGTTTCCATATCAAATTCTTTACGCAAATCAAAAGAATCATGGATTATGGAGGTCAATACGGGCTTTATGTCGTCTTCTGCCTGTCTATTCCAAACATCCAGCGAGAGAACTTGCTCTATGTCTAGCGTCCCAGCAAAAAGAGCTTTCTTAGCTTTGGCCCCCGAAGACTTCTCAAGCACAACTCGCTGTTGACGCTCAAGCAATCGCTCTATACTTCTAGACAAAATGTCAGTCCATCTTTCAAGAGATGTTTGACACTTTTCGTTATAGGTTTCTTTTATTGATTTAGTTTCAATTTGAGATTGCCCATCTGCCGCTGTGGCCATTCCTGATTGCGCAGCTTCAAGCGGAACGGTTGTTTGAGCCAGATCCCCAGCAACTGGAACGTCCGCTTGTCCCGCCATTGATTCAGCGATAGCCCCCTGCATCGTGTTTGGATCGAGCGGAGGTGGAGCACCCTCCATTCCTGGCATGCCTTCCATCCCGGGCATTCCTGGCATTCCTGGCTGTCCTGGCATTCCTGGCATTCCTGGCATTCCTGGTTGCCCTGGTTGCCCGCCCATCATTGCCTGATTCTCTTCCATCTTCTTTTTGGTGTTTGCGATTGGGATCAGGTTTGGATTCATCAACATTGAGTCGGCCAGGTCGGCCTCGACTTCTTTTCTGGATGAGCCAATTCTGTACTCATTTGCGCTGATTAGACCGGCCTGAAACTCGGAAAGCAAGTATCTATCGCGCTCCTGTTTGTAGAGCATTAAGATTGGGACTTCTGACGTGTCGAAGTCTATAAAATACTTGTCATCCAACTCATCAAGCCCACGAGCAAGTGGCTCGAGGTGGGGAAGCATTGTTTCCATCCAGAAGACACGTATTTCTTCTGCCGCATTGCTAAACGTTCTTCCTGCGGCATTTCCTATAACCGATTCAGGAACGCCAAATGCTGAAAGTATTTCCTCTTTTGTTATTTGACGCATTTGTATGTAGGCAGCATCTCTTGGGTTTGCTGACGTGTCAACAAAGTCAACACCGTCGTCTGAAGATATAACCGTGGTGTGGCCAGCTTTTGCTAGATTCCCTCTGAATCTGTTGCGAAGCTCTTCTTTGTCGTCGTCGTCAATTTCGCCCCTAACGACAAGAAGCCCACCAGGGCGCCCATCGTTGAGCAGGTAGTTTCTATTGTAGATTTTTGCAAGATTTTCTATCTCTATCGCCACGCCAGCCGCCTCTAGTGGCGTCAGGGAGAGGTAAGGATCCAACGGGTGTGGTCTTCGTATCCAGCAGACATCATCTGGCTTGAGAATTACCTTTTGGCCATTAGGCATAGCGACTTCGTAGCCGGAAACAAAAGTCTTTGGGTGAGGAATCGGAGCCGTTGACTGAGGCGGAAGAAGGTTGAGCGCAACGATTCCGCCATCCCTTCCTCTTATCTTTTCTATAAAGGCACCACGGGTACCTAAAAGCAACTGAGCGGATAGCCGATATCTAAATACAAAGGAGTTTTCACCAATGTTGGCTTTAGTATTCAGCAGTTCCAACAGCGTCGAGCGGCTCGCTTCCTTGCCGATAATAATCTCACCCTTGTCGGAGTTGTCCTTACGTAATATCACTGGCAAACGAGCCTGATTGCCCGCAATTGCATCGATACAGCGATTTACCCATGTTATCTTGGACATTCCTTCGCGATAAGCGCGTTCTATGTCCCAAGAATCTCGATATGCTTTTCCAACAAACGAAGGGTCATTGGAAACCGGAGCTCCGTAAACGCCCAGCTCTTTTGAGCCTTCGTTCCTTATTGATTTGTTTTGTGGTGTGTTCCAGCCCATATTTTATCTACTTAAGCCCCAACATGAATCCAAATATTCCGCAACCAACACCAGCGACCACCAATCCTGCTGGTGGGAATATTAGCCCAACACCAACGCCAGTTAGTATTATAAATGAAAACATAAATGAATAAGCGAAAGTAGTTCGATTTAAACCTGTTTTGAGAAAAGTTAATGTTTTTCGAATTTTATTTCGTTGTTTGTTTTTTTGAACTTGTTGCGGCATATAACATACAGTAGCGCACAATCTTGTCGCAAAATCAACTAAGGGCTCTTAGTATGGATAATAAACCAAATTGGACCGAAGTTTTAGAATATCTCCAGCCCAAGAAGCCGCCGTTCTGTCCGGAGGAACCTTCGATCAACCAGAAGGTCTTCTTGCGCACAAACGCGATAGAAGCACTGTTTGGCGGAGCTGCAGGCGGCGGTAAGTCGTCAGCCCTTCTGATGGCCGCCCTCCAGTATGCCGACGTACCAGGCTATTCTGCCCTTCTTTGTCGTAGAACATTTGCCGACTTATCTCTTCCTGGAGCGCTCATGGACCGTTTTAAGTCCTGGGTCAGTAATTACGACGATGTTCACTGGAACAATAATACGTTCATTGCCACTTTCCCTTCAGGGGCGCGAGTAACTTTTGGATACCTAAATAACGTTAACGACTACCTTCGCTACAAAGGTTCAGAATTTCAATTCATCGGAATGGACGAAGTAACAGAAATAAGAGAGTCTGACTACAGGTATCTCTTTTCCCGTTTGCGCCGCCCTGCAAGTGGTCCAGTTTCTCAGGTTCCACTAAGAATGAGATGCGCTTCAAACCCTGCCCCAAACTGGGTCCGCCAGCGCTTCATTGTTGAGGGAAGAGAAGCGAATAGAATATTCGTCCCTTCCACGCTAAAGGACAACCCAGGAATAGACGCCGACTCATATCGTCAGTCACTTTCAGAGCTGGATCCCGTTGAGCGCAGACGGCTAGAAGAGGGTGACTGGTGGTCTACGACGCTAGGAACAATGTTCGACAGAGTTTCTTTTGAAATAATAGACCCACCGGACATCCCAATCATAACAAGCTCCGCTAGGGTCGTTAGATTCTGGGACCTTGCAGCTACTGAGCCCAGTGCCTCCAACCCGGACCCAGACTGGACGGTTGGAACTTTAATGCTGTTCAACTCAGGCGTCGCCTACGTGCTGGACGTAAGAAGAGCCCGTGTTAGGGGAGAAAAAGTCGAGCAGCTGATCGCGCAAACAGCACTAGAGGATGGCCACGGAGTTGCTATAAGAATGGAACAAGAACCAGGATCTTCGGGTAAAGCACTTCTTGACCAATATGGAAGGTACGTTGTTCCTGGTTATGATTTTGGAGCGGTTAGAGCAACTGGCGACAAGGTCACCAGAGCCAGGCCGTTCGCTGCCGCTGCCGCGAATGGCAATGTTCGCTTAGTACGTGGCTCGTGGATGACTGGATGGCTTGATGAGTTTTCATCTTTTCCAGAAGCATGCGATCACGACGACCAAGTCGACTCCGCCGTTGGTGCTTTCACTCACTTAACAGGCCTCGGGTTGCCACAAAGGAAAAGAGCATCTATACTCATCTAGCAAATAACTAAACGAAAAGAGTGATTAATGCTAGATAAAATAAGGGCTTTACAAAAAGAATTTTTAGACCTAGATAGGGATTTAAATGAATTTGTAAAAAGTGGAATAACCGCCGAGGAAGCATGCCTGATCTTGTCGGAGCTGAATTTCCTCAAGCGAGACCTGTCGTTGGTATACGACGGTTACGCCAATGAGGTTCTGGCAGTGATGGGGAACGAAGATTCCTTTTTGCTCCCTAATGGCTCTGAGGTAGAAAGAAAATCAGGGTTTGACAGAAAAGGCTGGAGGCACAGAGACCTTGGTGCCGAAGTGGTCGATAAGATCGTTTCCATGTCTGTTGACATGGATACAGGGGAAATAACAAAATCAACAAAAGACATAGCTCTTGAAATACTTGACTACTGCGCCCCATCTTACTGGAGAGTAAAAGAGCTTGGAAAAATTGGAATAAATCCCGACAATTACTGCGAAGTCGGCGATTTAAAAACCAGCTTAATTGTACGTAAATCAAAAAAGTAGAAAGAAAGAGAAAATGGAAACTAACGTAAACGATATTGCCAATTCACTCAGTGCTCAATTCCCTCAAGAGATGGAAAAGACAATAGTAAAGAGTGGAGTAGAACTAATCTATTTACCCATAAGCGAAGTAATCAATAGACTCAACAAAGTAATAGGCGTTGACAATTGGTCTTTTGAGATCATTTCGGTTCAGCGTGACTTGACCGATGTTGATGAAGTTGTGGCGCATGTTGTTCTGACTGCAAAAATTGGGGAAAATACCGTCGTGAAACACGGCATCGGTGGTCAGCAAATTAAGCGATCAAGAAAAGACAATCGCGTGATTGACCTAGGCAACGACTTCAAGGGAGCCGTATCCGACGCTCAAAAGAAGGCTGCACAGCAACTTGGAATTGGCCTATATCTAGCTCGTTCTGCTGATGCTCTTGATGCCGAAGAGGCGATAGAAACGCATAGCATCCCAGTTAGCGTGCCTCAAAATGTTGTAGTCACGGAAATTGACGAACGATGGGGTGCGTTTGTTGAGATCGTTGGCGGTCTAAGCAAGGCTCAAAAAGATAACCTTAATGAATTCTGGAATGCGCACGCCGGTGGACGACCAAAACCAACAAAAGCAAGCGCAACACTAGAAGACCTTGAGCCACTCATTGTTGAGGCATTGCGTCTTCGTTTTGACGGCTCATACGCTAGTGAAGCTAGCTAACTGAATGAGTGACGAAATCCTTATAGCGCCAGAATTTCTATCTCCTTCATCGGTTTCAACCTTTAATCAGTGCCCTCTAAAATTTAAATACAGCAAGATAGATGGTCTTCAGGATTCTGGGACCGAAGCAACAATGCTCGGAAACTTTGTGCATGAAGTGCTTGAAGCAATTTATAAATTATCTCCGGAAATGCGAACGCAGGAAACAGCAAAATTTTTAGCTCGTGAAATATGGGCAGAAAAATGGAGCGCTGAAGTAGCAACGCTTATACGTGAGGAAAAAAACTTAAATCGCTTTAGGTGGACAGCCTGGTGGTGTATTGAGAATTTGTGGAGACTAGAAGATCCGTCTTCACTTGTTCCGCACTCGGTGGAATCCCACGTCACTGGTGAAATCGCTGGTGTAAAAATACACGGCTTCATAGACAGACTTTCTTTTGATAACAAAGTAGTGACGGTAACTGACTATAAAACTGGAAAAACACCTAGAAAAAGCGACCTAAAAGATAGATTCTTTCAGTTGATTATCTACACGCAGCTACTGCAGAGCGTAGAGATAATGGCGGAAAGCAGCTTAGTTGAACTTCTCTATCTCAAAGATGGTGTTCGTTTTCAGAAAGAAGTTACAAAAGAAGATATTGACCATGTTGCCGAAAAACTCCAAGCTACAAGGGCAGGGATAGAGGACAGATGCAAAGCTGGATACTTTGAGCCATCGACTTCTTTTCTCTGCAATTGGTGTGGATTTAAATCAATGTGCCCTGCATGGAAGAAGTAATTAAATGAATCTAAAAGAAAGAACAGATATGATTACGAATGACGACGCCTTTGCGAGAATGGTCGCAGAAGAAGTAAAAAACAAGCTATCCCCCCTCCATAAGTCAACCCTCATGAAGGAAGAAAACTGGGAGCGCTGGAAGGATGCGTTGATTGCTCTTTCTGACAACCTGCAAAATCAAATTGAATCAATAGAAGAAGATGCCGAGTCAGACGAGAAACGTTATAGCGACCTAGGTGTAGATGGAAAAAAACTATCAAATCATGCCGCTTCGTTTTACGGAGAAAAGGCAGCCCGTATCAAAAGATTTAAGTTTCATGTTGATAAACGTCTTGACGAAGTTTCTCTAATGATTGACACCGGAGAAGAAATAAAAACAGACGGATGGGAAAAGGTTGATTTTTTAAGAAAAGCCATAAGTACGCATAGAAATATGCTTAGAGAATACGACCTCGAAGACACATCAATCGACAGAGCTTTGTGGGCTACACTTGATAACAAGTGGGAGTTTGAATCGGTTAGTGAAGAAAATCTCTAACACAGTATATTTTTCAAAGATAAATCTCCCTTGTTAATTCAAACGAGGGAGATTTTTTGATAAAGCGGAATAAGCCACTTAAGAATTCAAGCCCATTAAAAAAACAAACAACTCCAATTAAGAAACGTTCAAAAAAAACGGAAGAAAAGTATACTGAACGTCGCATATTGGTGAAAAAAGTTTTAACAGAAAGGCCACTGTGTCAAGCCTGCGCTGTTTTTGCCAAATATGATCAGAAATCAACATATGTTCAGAGAAACAGTAACGACGTCCATGAACTAGTGAGGCGTTCTCAGGGTGGTTCAATTCTTGATGAAAGTAACGTTCTTGCAGTCTGCAGACAATGCCACATAAGAATTGGGAACTACCCACAGCTAGCTTTTGACCTTGGTTTGGCAAAACATGGCTGGGAAAGATAATTACAAAAACTGTTACTCCTTTCAGTATTGTTATCGACAGTAAAATAGATCTAGGTATACCTGTAGCAACACTAACTTTCAAGAACAGAAAGGCGAGGTGGTCCAATGTCTAGTGGATTATTCCACGGCAAGGAAGCTGGGGTCGACTAGGGGCGCAGTTCACTTGTCACTTTTTGCTACGACCGCTGGCTGCCTTTACTGGCTCTGGCGGTTGTTTGCTTTAAAGCAATAAAAATGTTCTAATATATAGTTCTGGGCGAAACCAAATCCTTAGGGCCGTTACAGATGCATAAGCCGGGGGACTTAGGTCTTCCGGCTTCTGCATATAGTAGTCTCAACGGTATGAACATAATGGGACTAGATCTTCCTCTCACCTCAACGGGCTGTTCAATAAATTCTGAAGTTGCAGTTTTTACTACTAAATTCAGGGGAGCCGAAAGACTTTCTTTCTTATCCAAAACGATAGTTGATTTAGCTATTGCCAAAAATATTGACATTGTGATCATTGAGGGGTATTCTTTTGCTTCCAGGAATGGTCAGGCACACAGCATTGGTGAACTAGGGGGAGCGGTAAGGATGAGGCTTTGGGAAGCTAGAATTCCATTTATTGACGTTCCGCCTACATGTAGAGCAAAGTTTGCTACAGGGAGAGGAAATGCAGGCAAGAATGAAGTCGTCTCGGCAATATCTGCTCGAACTGGAATTATCTGGTCTGGATCAGGTGCTGACGATATGTGCGACGCCTGGATTCTGGAGCAGATGGCAAAGCATTTTTTAGACGAGTCTGCCTACAGCTGGCCAAAACAGAACACTGATGCTTTAGAAAAAATAGACTGGGCACCGCTGCTAGGATTAAAAAAAATAAAAGAAAAAGGTGGACATGAGAAACTCTCCAATCAGTCAAGTTGACATAGAAAACGAATTACTACGTCTTTTAGATAGGCTAGAAAAAGAAACAGAAGACTTTGAATTACTAGCTGTTGAATCGTCCAAAAAAGAAGCACGCTACAAGTCGACGTGGGCAAAGGAATACTTGTCTGCCAGCGGAGCAATTAAGCAACGTGAATCATGGGCCGACTACAAGCTAGAGCAAGATCACTATGAATACAAAATAGCCGAAGCTATGGTCAAATCCAAAAGAGAGACGCTATTGTCTTTGCGTACTTCAATTGACGCAATGAGAACACTAAACGCAAACATAAGAGCACAGGTATGAAATTTACAAAAAAGAATAAATCACTATTTCCAGAAAACTTAACAAAGCACTGGGAATCGGCAGCCCATAAAAGATACTCAAGCATGAACGACGATGATCTTTGTCCTTGGAATCTAAGTCCAAAAACAATTGACGAATTTGTGCTTGCGTGCGATCAACGCAACGAGTGGCACAAGAATAACATTGGTGACCCTCGCTACTCTTGGTGGTCGTGTCTACTGACTCACGAGTTAATGGAAGACATCACAAGGACGCTCAAGGAGATGAGAGATGAATAACATTCACGATTCGCTGCAGCATCTCGCCGTTGATATTTCAGGATTAGTTCATCTTGAAGACAACCCAAGAAAAGGAAATGTAGACGCAATTGCTTCTTCCTATCTTGAGTTTGGGCAAATCAAACCAATAGTCGTGAGGCCCAACGACGATGGAACGGCCACCATAATTTCCGGCAACCATCAGGTTCAGGCTGCAAAAAAACTTGGCTGGGACAAGATTGCCGCAGTTCCGTATGAAGTCGACAACATGAGAGCAATAGCGTTCGCAATAGCAGACAACAGAACGATGGAGCTTGGTTATACCG